CCCATCTCTGTCTACTCGCCAAAGCGACTCAAGAGGAGGGAAGCGCAGAAAACTTAGAGAAGGTAAGTGCATTGAATGAGTGTAGGTAAGCAAAGTGAAGGCAAGGAATTGATACTGCGGTCAAATAAATAAGTTCAGAACTGTATGTCTGGGAGCAAGACACGAAACTTTACATGCAGACATTTAGTTAGCAAGAAACTGATACTGCGGTCAAGTGGACGGGCTCAAAATTGCACATCTGGGAACATGGCACGGAGCCTCACAGGCAAGCACTTGGCGAACAAGTCCAACCGCATGTAGCGCTTGGCCATGGTTGCCACCTCCAGGGCCTCCGGAGAGTCCTGGTTGGCGTGAGACAACAAATCCATGTAGTTCTGCCACTTGTCCTGTGCGCTCGGGTCGCGGGACTCCAATATCCAGGCCCGATACTGGATGCCACGGGCGGAATACTCTGGAACCCGGCCCCCAAGCTCAAAACCAGAGAACTCGCCACGCAGCCCGTTCTGGTTCTTAAACTCCCAGGGCGAGTCCGGAAAAGGCGCAGAGGAGCAAAATCGATCCGTGGCCTCATCGTCCCCATTTATGGCGACAGTGTCATCGGGGCCGATCTCATTAATGAGGGAGGCAACGGTGGCACGTCGCACACTGTTGAGGGCCCAGGTGTACTTATCGCCAGAGTTCTGCATAGTGGCCATGGGCCCGTGCTGGCTCCTCGAAGTCAGCCGCCTCTCAATATACCCTTCGATGTAATCCCTTGGGAATCCGGAACTGTGCATAATATGCACGTCCAGATTGAGCACACCAGCATCACAGCCCACGTCCCAGCGGGTGACGTCGGAAGTGTGTACACCGTTGTCCACACGCCAGCGCTTCTGATAGGCTTCAATGAACTCATCAGGATTCATGCGTCGGTAGAACAAGAAATTCTCGGGAAAAGCTGAAATTATCTCGTCCTCTAGAAAGAGGGTGAACGGGGCATCGGCCAAGGTCTGGTGAATGTCGTACTCATGAATCAACTGTCCCGGAATGGCTTCAACCTTGGTGCGCTTCTCCTCCTTCTTAATAACCTGGTTCTTCAAGCTAATGACAATGTCGCTACCGGTGCGCTCAGGGTCATGAGCTGCTATTTTCGACAGCACGGCTGCGGCGGCACGTTTAGACTCATACTCATGTCTAGCGCGGTCCGAATACTCGGCGTGCTTGAGTGCAGTCCAGCGCGGCGGTTCAGGGACCAGCTTGTCATATTCATCGCACAGGTCTTTACGCGGG